CAACGGGTAACTTCGCCACATACAGTGGTGGAGATACTTTAATGAAACTGTCTTTAGACCCAAAACAGGAATTAACTATTGATCCTGCTACAGTAGGTTTACCATGTGACGACCAAATGTCGTTCGGCTACATAGCAAAGAAGGAGGCTTTAGTTGATACCTTTATTTGGCAAAGTGGACAGTTTGCTGATCGTAGAATTTATTCTATTGCAGTGCATCCTATGGTTGCACCGATTGTCTCGCTGTCACAAAATGTGCACATGCAGACACCGTTGTCTTTTGTTGCTTTTCCATTTACTAAATGGCGCGGTTCTTTAAAGTACCGTTTCCAAATAGTTGCTTCTGCTTTCCATAGAGGTAGACTGGCAGTCGTTTACGAACCGTCAGTAACGCCTGAAGTTCCAATTAATTTAAATAATCGCTACGTTGCGATTTTGGATCTTGCAGAAGCTAAAGACTTCACTATTGAAGTCAAATGGTCACAAGCACAAGCTTATTGTAACATTGAGTACCCTTTGGGAACCAATGTTGTGTCTTCTGATTTTCCTGGCATTTTGTCAGGACTCCCGCAATTTAACGGGATTTTACAAGTCTACGTAGTTAATGAACTGGCTTCGTCGATTACAACGTCCGATGTAGACGTAAACGTCTACGTATCAGCAGGGGACGATTTTCAAGTTCAAATGCCACGTGAACGGTTTACCCAGGCTGCTTACGCGCGGAACGACTTAACGGTCGGACCACCAGCGCTTGCACAGTCTGAGGTAATTACAGATCAGGAAAATGATCCTGGTCAAAATACGACTATGGTTATTAACCCGTCGTATGTTCCGGTAGATCCAAAAAGTAATTTGGTATTCTTCGGAGAGCAGATAGTATCTGCCCGTTCAATGATGAAGCGTTACTGCTTTCACCGCGTTTTAACCGTTACAGGTTTGACAGCGGATCAAATATATAATACTGCTTTTACGCAGTTTAATATGCCCGTGGGACCTGGTCCCACATATGCCAGCAGTGTAGCTTCGCCCATTACACCAATCGCAGGGCCTGCCAATTACAATATATGTAGACTGACTCCGGTCAGATATTACATGCAAGCGTATATTGGCTGGCGCGGAGCGCTTAGGTGGAAAGCTGTCTTTATCAAAGGACAGGGTGACAGTGGCCTTATTAAAGCCGTGAGACGGACCTTCCGTTTAACAGTGGAAGACGTTTCTACAGCTTTGGTTAAGGGTACTGGAACTTCCGTACTCGATACGGCTCAGGAGTATTTATCTGCTGAGCCTAATAGCGATTTTTTCTTAGGTGGTAATTTAAATTCCGCGTTGGTTAATCCAACAATGGAATACGAATTGCCGTACTATAATGAATTTCGTTATGCCGAGTGCAGCGAACCACCGACAACTACCCCCATAATTAGGGAGAAGTATCAAGGAAATTATAATGGTGGTGGGCATTACTTGTCAACAATGGCAAGGAATGCAGATGCAGACTCATTCGGAATGATTGAGACATACGCATCTATTGGTGAAGATTTTTCGTTATTTTTCTTCATCGGTGCACCTCCATGGGTATTTTCTGATGCAGCTGTGGTAACGTAATGGTAAATGACACGGTCTGGTCGTGTCTATTAGCCCTTTGGCAGGGGTTTGTCACTAAGAGTACCTGAAAAGGTCTCGCAGTAAGTAAATTTAGGTTTAGTTTTTTAATCCTGGTTCGCTTGTTGCG